TTTAGCTTCTGGCCTGGCGTATATGCTTTCTCTAAAGTTTGCAGCAGATCGCACAACCGGACTAAAAGCTATTTACGAAGAGGATTTTCTTCGTGCAGCAAACGAAGACAGAGACACAGCAAGCGTCCATTTTGTTCCGAGCGTGAGCTAAAGTGACTTACGCGACGGGTAGATACGCAATTGCGATCTGCGATTACTGCGGATTCCAATACCCTTACCAGACACTGCGGAAGAACTGGAAGGGCTTCATGGTCTGCCCTGAAGACTACGAACCCAAGTCTCCGCAGATAGAGCCTTTGACTTATCGAGGCGATGCAATAGCTCTTCGGGACCCTAGAACAGATAGAGTAGAGCCCGTGGTAGTTTTCTTGGGGCTACCCGGCGATGCAGCGTTTAATAGTATAGGCAGTGGAAACTACACGTCAGGAACAACCAACATGCAGCCCTTCCCTGCACAACGCCCTGTAGAGGGTGTTGGGTCGGTTGGGACAGTTACAATAATTCTTCCTACTACTACAACATTAACCGTTACGGTAGTTAATACGGGTTCAGGCAATAAATATTATGTGGACGGTGTGCAGCAAGCAACTCTGACTTTAAACGAAGGGTCCACTTATAAGTTTGACCAGTCGGCAGGAACTAATGGAGGCCATCCGTTGCGTCTTTCTATTACGTCCGATGGAACGCATTCGGGAGGATCAGAATATACAACAGGCGTGACCACGAATGGCATACCCGGCAATGCCGGAGCCTATACACAGATAGTGGTGGCTACAGGCGCACCTACACTTTATTATTACTGTACGATTCATTCAGGCATGGGTGGACAAGCCAATACGCCGTAAGTGAGCTTGGTAGATTAAATGACATATGACGAGCTAGTTACAAATATACGGAATTACACTGAAGTAGACGCTAACGTGTTTACTAACGCGGTGATTAATACGTTTATCACGATGGCGGAAAACCGCATATTGCGTGACATCGATCTCGATGTTTTTAGAATAGAGGCAACAGGCACTTCTACAAAGGGTAATAGATTCTTAGCTGCACCCAGCACTATTCTTACTCATAGATATTTAATGACAACGATAGGGGGTGTTCAGACTTTTCTTGAATTTAGGGACACATCTTTTCTTAAAGAATACTGGCCGGACTACTCTGTCGAAGACGTGCCTAAGTACTATTCTGTTTGGGATCAAGACACCTTTTACTTAGCGCCAACGCCCAATGCTAATATTGCTATGCAAATTGGCTACATAACAAGACCGGCGCAACTGTCTGCAACAAACACCACAACGTGGGTAAGCACTAATGCCCCAGAGGCGTTGCTATATGCTTGCCTAATTCAAGCCTACAGTTACACGAAAGGGCCGACAGAAATGCTCCAGTTCTTTGAAACAAGTTATAAACAAGCTATTCAAGGGCTTGGTATTGAACAACAGGGTCGTCGCAGAAGAGACGAGTATAGAGATGGTATCATCAGGATACCCCTTAGATCGGAGTCCCCCGGACCATGATAAGCACAGCAGGCTCGATGGAAGTAGGCACAGTGAAAGTAGGAACTATGTCGGGACGGGGTTTTACCCCTGAAGAGATAGCGGAGCAAGCGTTGGATCAAATTATCTCTATTGGTAATAACTCGCATCCTGTCATACAAGCCCAAGCAGAAGCCTTCCGGACAGAAATCAGAGGTGTTCTGGTCAGCTACTTGCGTCAAGCTGTGGCTTCACATAACACTACATTAACCAACCGTTTTCGGGATGCAGGACATCCAGAATTAGTAAAACTATTAGAGGCTTAAATCATGGCTATTACAATTGCAACGGCAATGCCAACATCGTTCAAGGTAGAACTTTTTAAAGGTCTACATAACTTCACTGCGGGAAGTACTCGGTTCAGGATGGCTCTTTTTACGGCTGTGGCTTCAGGAAGCGGAACGTATGGCGCTGCGACTACTAATTATTCTGATATGGGCTCGGATGAGCTTGCTACTGCTACAGGGTACTCCAGACCGGGCGAGTTGCTAACGTCTGTTACCCCCACTGCTGATGGCACTACAGGAATTTTAGATTTTGCCAACGAAACGTGGGGGTCATCTAGTTTCACCACTTGCGGTGGTTTGATATACGACACTGGAGATTCTAATTCTGCGTGTGCTGTGTTGAGCTTTGGCGGCGACCAGACGGTAAGCTCTGGTGATTTCCAGATTCAATTCCCTGCCGCAGCAGCAGCTACAGCTATCATACGCATCGCTTAACCGGGACTAACTGTGAGCAGCGCGTGGGGTGAACGCCCGTGGGGCTTCAACAAGTGGGGCGGCGAGGCCGCCAAAACTGTCAACCTCGGACCTGTCTGGGGTGAACGCGCATGGGGCGAAGGAGCGTGGGGCGATAACGGAGTTTCAGCGGTAGGCACTGGCGCTATTGGGACAGTAGTACTGCAGTACGGAAATATCACCATTCCCACAGGAGTAGTTGGAACTGGAGCTATAGGCACAGTAACCCTTGACTACACAGGACAGGTCACTCCTACCGGGGTAGCCGGAACGGGGGAAATTGGCACAGTTGGGATTGTTGCAAGCTTTGCGATTACTGGCGTACAAGGCGTAGGCCAAATAAACAGTGTTAGCACTAACACCAGCGATTCAATTGTACCCAACGGCGTTGTAGCTACTGGGGCAGTAGGCACAGTTACTTTTAGTATAGGAAATGTGGTCGCTGTTACTGGAGTAGTAGGCACAGGGGCCATTGGCACAGTAATCCCAGCTTATGCTAGGAACGTCGCCGTTACGGGCGTTGTAGGCACCGGAAGTGTAGGGACAGCCACACCTGAAGTGGCCTATACTGTTGGCACAACAGTAGGCACGGGCGCAGTAGGAAACGTAACAAACGCAAGAAGCTCGAATATTACCCCTGTAGGGGTTGTTGGAACAGGCGCAGTAGGCACAGTATTAATAGCGGGATGGACAGTTGTCCCAGACGCACAGACACCTAATTGGGTGACTGTCTCAGATTCACAAACCCCTAACTGGGTTGAAATAGACGCAGCAGCATAGGACTAAATTATGGCAACTTATGTAAACAATTTAAGACTAAAAGAGATCGCCACGGGTGATGAGAGTGGTACTTGGGGAACCAGTACTAACACTAACCTTGAGCTAGTCACTGACGGGTTTAGCTACGGCACTAAGCAGATGGCGGCTGATGCTAACGAAGCCTTCACCATGCCTGACGCTACGGCAGATGCCACTCGTGGATTCTACCTAAAGATTACCTCGGCATCCTCACTTACGGCTACACGCGAGGTAACGCTCGGACCTAACACGGTCTCTAAAGTATGGCTAATTGAAAACGCTACTACTGGCAGCCAGATCATCACAATCAAGCAGGGTTCGGGCGCTACGGTAAACGTAGCTAGTGGCTCTAAAGTCATGCTTGTCACAGACGGCTTAGGTACAGGCGCAGCGGTGATTAACGCTAATCCAACAGAAGTAGGCGGATCGGTTACTAGCGTAAGCGGTACAGGCACAGTTAACGGGATTAGTCTTTCAGGTACGGTCACCTCATCAGGCAGTCTCACATTAGGTGGCGCTTTATCTGGCGTTAACTTAGCTTCTCAAGTTACTGGAACACTACCTGTAGCCAACGGCGGTACGGGATCAACAGCAACAACTTTTGTTAATTTAACTTCCAACGTCACCGGAACACTACCTGTTGCCAACGGCGGCACAGGCATTACATCGTTTGGCTCAGGTGTAGCCACCTTCCTCGGCACGCCATCAAGTGCAAACCTTGCTACTGCGGTAACAGACGAAACAGGTTCTGGGGCGTTAGTTTTTGCGACAAGCCCTACTTTTGTAACGCCTGTACTTGGCACACCCGCATCAGGCACATTAAGTAGCTGTACAGTTGATGGCACTGACGAAGTTGGCTTTAGGAATGTGCCACAAAACTCTCAATCTGCGGCGTACACACTTGTTTTAGCAGACGCTGGCAAGCACATATTTCATCCAGTAGCAGACAATACCGCTCGGACGTTTACTATCCCAGCAAACGCTAGTGTGGCTTACCCAGTTGGCACAGCAATTACGTTTATCAATATGGCGGTAGCGAATGTCACGATTGCAATCACAAGTGACACACTAACACTGTCCGATGCAGGCACAGCAGGCTCACGAACCTTGGCTACAAATGGTTCAGCAACGTGCATTAAGATCACATCTACGCAGTGGATTATTAGCGGAAGCGGGTTGACATAATATGAGTGGAGTACAGCAGGTAGTATTTCAAAACCAAAGGTCTTTTGGTGCTCCGCCGGGACAGCAAGCATATACATCTCCGGGAACTTATACATGGGTTGCCCCTGCTGGGGTGACTGTTGTTTCTGTTGTAGCGGTTGGCGCGGGAGCGGGCGGCAGCTCAGCCGACGCGGGATCAGGCGGTGGTTTGGGGTATAAAAACAATATCTCGGTGGCCGCAGGCAGTTCCTACACTGTAGTTGTTGGTACAGGGGGTGTTGGAAAACAGGCTGTCCCGATTAACTCAGGGACGGCTAGTTATTTTATATCTTGCACAGGGTACGCAACAGGAAACCCCGGAAGATGGACAGGCTCCGCGAATGCTGGTGGAACCTATGTTGGCGATGGCGGTGGAAACGGCGGTTTATCCGGAATAAGTGGAAGCTCCGGCGCGGGTGGTGCTGGGGGATACTCCGGAACGGGCGGTGGTGGGGGAAGCTATTCTGGTGGATGCCGGGCTGGAGCTAGCGGAGCAGGCGGTGGCGGCGGCGGTGGCACGGCAGGCTCTTGCTCTTACTTTAGTGCCGCTAGAGCCGGAGCATCTGGAGGTGGCGGTGGCGTAGGCATTTTAGGGGAAGGTTCTTCTGGAGCAGGGGGTGCTAACGTACCCCAATATTGCAACGGTTACCAAGGGGGAGGAGGTTCTGGCGGAGGCGGCGGAGGCGGTGCAATAAATCCCGGAGGAGCTTACGGGGGAGGAGGAGGTTCTGGAGGACTTTATTACCTCCCTCCGTGTTACCCAGCTACTTATCCGCCGCAAGGCTCTGGCTCTGGCGGTGCTGTACGCATAATTTGGCCGGGGTGTTCGCGCAGCTTTCCTACAACATGCACGGGAGACTTATAGTGGAGCTGTATATTGAAGTTAAAAACGGAGTTCCTACAAACCACCCCGCTTTAAAAGAAAATTTAATTGCGGCTTTTAAAGCACTACCTGAAGGTTGGGAGCCTTTTGTAAGGGTTGAGCGTCCCGTCTTAGCGTTTGACGAAATGCTAGAAAGTGCATCACCTGCGTACCAACAAGTAGACGGCGTTTGGACTGATGTCTGGGCAGTGCAAACCTTGACGATCAACGAAATTGAAGCTAAGAAAGAAGCGGTTAAACAAGCAGTTTTAGACTCATGGATGTTAAGGCCAGACGCATTTAACTTTACCACTTGGGTGTACGATGAGGAAACTCGGCGTATGGTTGCTCCGATTTCTTTTCCGGCAGAAGAAGGTAAGACATTCCTATGGTCTGGCGCAAATAACAACTGGAAAGAAGCCCCTGCACAGCCTGAAGCCGGTGGCCCCTACAGGTTTGATTTTGTACAGTGGACATGGCTATCCCTAAATGACTGATACCTATTTTTACTTTGCATCGCCGGTCTACGCCTCAGAGCAGCCTGAGTTTCTCGATGTTGTATCTGAGGTGTCTAAGGATATGCTAGCAAAGCTGACGCATGACCCACACGAAATATATCCGATGTTTAATACGGACGATTTTGCGACTGACCCGCGCATGAATGAGTTTTGTGCATTTGTGGCACAGACCGGCTGGAATGTCCTGAAAGAGCAAGGCTACGCGATGGAAAACTTTAGCATGTCGGTGGACTCAGCGTGGTCACAAAAGCACTTCAAGCATTCGCTCATGGAGCAGCACGTTCATGGAGGCTCGCAGCTTGTTGGTTTTTACTTTTTGGAAACTCCGGAGAACTGTTCGCGCCCGCTTTTTCATGACCCGCGTCCCGGAAAGCTACAAGGCTTTCTGCCTGAGTCCGACATAAACCAAGCTACACTTGCCAGCAACACTATTAACTTTGAGCCGAAGCCCGGCATGCTGATTCTGAGCAATGCGTGGCTTCCCCATTCTTTTGGCCGACATGGCTCTGATGAGCCATTAGAGTTTGTTCACTTTAACTTAAACGCTGTTTACACACCCCAATGCAATGCTCCTCCTGCGGAGGTTGTGTGAAGTATTCCATACGGTTCAACAAGGCGCGAGGACAGCCGGGGCGCGGTACAATGGAACATGTTTGGCGAGTGTTTGAAGGGGACAAAGAATATCTGGTAAAACACTTTAGGTTGGATGTGCCTAGCTACAGTGAACAAGCGGGGCCGGACTGGAATGTGACTTGCGAAGGCAAGCTCCAGTTAGACAAAGAAACATCGACGGCAGTGATAATAAAGCAGTAGGAGCACCCATGAGATGACAAAAGAAGAGATGGCAAAGTTGATCGAGCAGTCCGCTGAACTGGGGGCTAGGAAAGCCTTGCGCGACATTGGCCTGAGCGATGACGATGCTTTGTCTGATGTCTCTGAGCTTCGGGGCTTGCTTGAGTCTTGGCGGGCTGCAAAGCGTACCGTGGCTAAAACTGTCTTACAGGCAATAACTACTTTGGTCTTGGGCGGGTTGCTGGCTGGGTCTTACTTTAATTTCTTCAACAAGCAATGATCTATGATTGGCGAAATCGCATTACTGATCAAGGGACTCGATACCGCTTTTAATTTAGTGCAAGCGTCCTTGAAGAAAAAAAAGCAAGTTGAGCAGATGGGCGCTGAAATATCAGGGTTTTTTGCTAGTAAGGAAGCTGTAGAGAACAAGATTGCCGAGTCCAAAAAGAACGATAAAGGCACGTATTCAGGCAGTGCTCTAGAAGAAGCAATTCAGATTCAGAACCAAGAAGACCGCATTGCTGACATGATGAAGGAAATAGGCCGAGAGTACTCACGCCAAGGGAAGTCCCCGCAGTGGCAAAAGGTCCAGAAGAACGCAATTAAGATTCAGAAAGACCGCGACTTCCGGTACAACATGCACATGAGAAAGAAACGAGTACAGGTACAAAAAGATAGCGAGTTCTACCTTGTCGTAAAACTCGTCGTTGGCCTCGTGGTACTAATGCTCGGTTTAACCAGTTTAGTTTTTCTACTCGCACTTAACTAAGGAGTTAAAAATGGAAATGATAAAAACAGGTCTAGCTAAGATAGGTGGCCCCGTATGGCGGCTAATACAGACTAGCAAACATCATCATATTGGCGCTGTTGTAGTACTCCTAGTAATCGGCGTTGTCGCGTGGGTCGTTATTTAAGATGCTGTCTACTCTTGCTGCTTTAGCTGGTCCCCTCACAGGTCTGTTGGACCAATTTATCGAGGACAAGGACAAGAAAAATGCGCTCGTGCATGAAATCGCAACGATGGCAGACCGACATTCTCAAGAGCAAGTTCTGGCACAACTTGCCATTAACAAAACCGAGGCTGCTCATAAATCTTTGTTTGTTTCGGGATGGCGCCCGGCCATAGGATGGTGCTGTGGATTTAGTTTGTTCTACTCAACTATCTTAGCGCCATTCTTGGGCATTTGGGTAGAAGTCCCAGAAATTGACAGCACTCTATTAACAAGCACCATGCTTGGCATGTTGGGTTTAGTTGGCGCCAGAAGCTATGAGAAAGTGAAAAAAGTTAGCAGAGAGAAGTAAATGCAGAACTTAATCGAAATGCTTAAAAGGCATGAAGGCGAGGTCGTTACTAATGGCCGTCACCTAATCTATAAGTGCTCTGCGGGTCACTGGACAATAGGTATTGGTAGGAATGTTGATGTTAACGGGGGTCTAGGACTTTCAGATGAAGAGGTAGACTTCCTGTTGGAGAAGGACATAGAGCGTGTAATTAAGGAGTTAAGTACAGAATACGATTGGTTCAACGATCTGGATGACGTGCGAAAAGATGCTATGATTGACATCAGCTTTAACCTCGGTGCTACGAAGCTACGCAAATTCGTACTAGCACTAGATGCGATGGCAACGGCAGACTAC